AACGATCGCGGCGCGGAGGCCTGCGGTGATCGCCAGCGGCACCGTGGGATCAGTGAGGACCGGCAGCAGCCCGGGCGTGACTGTGACGGTGCGCATGCGCTGCCACTCGTCCAGCATCTCGCCGAGCAGGAAGATCGTGTCGCTCAGGTCTTGCGAGCGCTCGTCAACGCCTTGGGCGTCGGTAATGCGGCCGGCAGCGCGCAACGCCAGGAACGCGAGCCCGTTGCCCGTCGTGTCACTGGTAGCGATCGCCGGCGGCGGCTGAAACTGCTTGTTGTTGGCGTTGAGCAGCGCCAGCGCCTGTCCGGCCAGCTTGGTCTGCTGCTCATCCTCCGGCATCCCGAACAGCGGGCGCAGCCGGGACGACAAGTTCCAGTTGAGCGTAGCCTCAAAGGCATCCCAAAACGGGACATCGGTGGCCAGATCGGGGAACAGCGGCAGGATGCCCGGCACGACCGCAACCCGGCGGGCGCGGTTGGCGAGCACGATCGTCTCGTTCAGGATCTGGAAGGCGTCGTCGGTGGTCTGCGAGCTCGGCGTCTGCCCCTCGCCCAGTGCGCCCGAGGTGGTGAGCGCCAGCGTGATGATCTTCGTGGCTGTGGTCACGCTGGCACTCTCCTAGGCTCTGGCTTAGGCGAGCAGTTCGGCGCCCTTGGTCTCGTCCTTGGTCTCCGGCACCGGAGCGCCAGTGGCCTCGGCGTCGATCGCCGCACCCTCGACCTTGCGGTCGATGTCGTCCTGGTGCGTGACGGAGTGCTTGACGACGCCCTGGTCGCCTTCCTCGTGCAGGGCCACCTGAGCGCGCACGCCCTTGTGGATCACCATCGCGGCCTCACGCTGGGTGCGGTGCGCATCGGCTTCCTGCGGGGTCTTGAACCAGTTGTGCTCGGGCTGGAACACGCGAGCCGCATCCTCGAGCGTGGACACCGTCACGGCGCCATGCACGGGGTGGTAGAGGGTCATCGGAACAGTCGGGATTTCCACCATCGGGGGTTACTCCTGAACTTCGGGTGCGGGGGGAGCCGCGAGTGCGGCATCGATCTCGGTTTGCAGGCGGTCCACGGACCAACGGCGGTCAACCTTCACGCCGAGGCGCGCGGCTTCCGCCTGCAATGTCTCTTTGTCGTCCGGCTGAACCGGAGATGCGGCGCCAAGCACGGACGCCTCCTGTTCCGCGCTGTGGATCAGCACCGGATCAGCACCTTCCGGCCGGACCCACTTCGGGAACTCCACAAACACGTAGGGAGCGGTCATGCTTGGCGCCTCTTTAGTAAATCGGGTCAGGCACGACGGCGCACCATTCCGGCTTCAGGAGGGCGAACCCGCTCAGCACGTCGAGGCGCGTCACGATGTTGTCGCTCATCCCGAAATACTGGGTGACGACGCGCACCGAGACGTTGTCGAACACCTCGCGGGCGCACTCCACGTTCGGCGGCATCTCAAGGTCGACCGTCGCGAAGGTCATCGCCTTCGGCACAAACACGATGTTCTTGCGATACATGCTGCCCGGGGCCGCGGTGACGTAGACCTGCGCGGCGTTGGCCGGCGAGGCGGTGACGGTCTGGTAAGCGACCTCGTTGCCGAGACCATCCGGGCCGGAAATCGCCGGATAGATCGGGATCACGGTGGAACCGGCCGCCACGTTGGCAGTCACGTTGAAGTGCCGCAGACGGCCCGTGGTCATCTTGTTGATGGTGTTCACGCCGAACACGCCATCAACGGCGATGATGTCGCCAGCCTTGAGCGGACCGGCCAGAGCCGACACGACCAGCGAGTTGCCGGTCTGGTTGGCACCGGCGACGGTGGTGGCCGCGAAGCCCTTGCCGACGGTCCAGGTGGGGTTCACAGCGTAGGCGCCGGTCGTGTGGACGGTGACGGTCTGGTCCGTCATCCAATCGAAGCCGAGCGCGTGCATCATCTCGCCGTTGTCGTACTGCTTGGCGATCGTGGCCTGCGAGTTGAAGTAGCCGGCGAGGCTGCTGACGACGGTGCTCTCACTGTTCGGCGCGATCACGGCCTTGAAGTCGGTCGTGGGCACGGCGTTGTTGTGCAGCGAAGCCTTGCCGTCGAGCCAGGTCTTCATGACCGGAGCCAGCAGGGCGCCCGTCGCCGGATCCTGGTTGGCGGACCAGTTCGGGACGCCGCCCGAGCCGTTGATACCGCCCTCCATCATGGCCATGCCGGCGCTCGCCAGGCCGCCGACGACGCGGTTCACAGCCGGCTCGATGAAGTTCTCGTTGAAGCGGTCGATCGACATGGTGCGGTCGACGCTGGAGAAGCCCATGTCGACACCGGTCTGAGTGGCGACGGTCAGGTTGACCGACTTCTGCACGCTGTCCTGCACGATGGCGGTCGGGCCGGTGCGCAGCGCGTAGTCCACCGGGAGGCGGATGCGGATGCTCTGGCCGACCTTCGCGCCGGAGCGGGCGAAGCTGCTGTCGTACTGGGTGTTGAGCGCCTTGAGGAACGCGTTGGTGTTCCGCGAGATGCGGATGAACTCACGCGCGATGATCTGGTTGGTGATGATCTGGTTGGCCAATGGCCGAACTCCTGCCGCCAGCGCGAACGCTGGTTATTCCGAGGAAAGTCCCGCTCACCGTCAGGGTCTTGCGGGCGATCATTCGGGATTGGCGAAGAATTGGGGTAGCCGCTGCCAGTCCGTCCTAGGCACGTCACTCGGCGATTACTCGCGCCGGTCGAGTAGACGTAGGCTTAACGTTTGGTTCGTGCTGCCAATTCGGTTTCACGGCGCTTCATGTATTCGCTGATCGGCATCTTTTCCGAATACACGTTGCCTTCTGCACGAACGGCACCGCTCACCGGCTCCAACGGAGCGGGCGCGCGGGATACGGGCGGGGTCGGCGCTGGCTGAGCCAGTTCGGCGGCGACCTTCGCAATGGCGGCTCCGCGCTTGGCGTCGGAACGCAAATTGGCGATGCGGATGGCCTCATCCGGGTTCTGACCCAGATAGTGCAGCACCGCGTGCGGCTTCTCGGTCTCCATGGCGGCGTCAATCATGGCCAGACCGCGTGGTGTGAACGCACCCTTAGCGTCGAGGCCGTCCGTGGCTTCCCAGAGCGTCTTGAGCGCCGGCAGGAACCCGTCGCCGTAGTCCTTGGATCCGGCCTCGGCGACTTTGTTGCACTCGGCGTCGAACGCCTTCTGCTCGGCGATGCGGGTGGCTTCCTCGGCGACCGCACGCTTGAACTCGGCCGGGTCGGTCGGCTGCGCCTGCTGATCCTGTTGCAGCTGCGGCTTGGGGTTCTCCCGCGCCTCATACTCGGCCAAGCGGCGCGCCAGGTCATCAGCGCGACGGGCCTCGGCGGCGATGCGTGCCGACTGCTGTCGGATCCGCGTCTCGCGCCAGTCTTCGCGGGGCTTCTTGGGCTCGTCCTCGGTCTTCTCAGGCTTCGCGTCGCCTTCCGGCTTGGCTTCGGCCTTGGGTTCGGGCTCCTTGCCCTCGTCCGGTGGCGGGCTGGATGTCTCGGACCGGTTGACGGGCTCGCCATGCGGCTGGTCGTCTTCCGGCAGGCCGGCTGGGGCCTCGGTGGTTTCGCTCATAATGTCTCCGCACGGGTTACGGCCCCGGTCCGTAGGCGCACTGGCTACCGGCCAGGACGGTTCAGCGAAGCGTGGCCCCCATACGGGCAATCCAGGCTTCGAAGCTCTCCAACTGGCGCACGAACGACCGCACGCGGCCGTCGAGGCGATAGGTCACGTCGGTGCCGTCCACCGCCAGCACCTCAACCGAGTTGCTGCCGATGACGTAGACCTGGCACTTGGCGATCACTGCATGACCTGCGGGGGTTGCTGAGCGGCATCTGGCGGCATCTGTGACGGGTCCGGCTGCATCCCGGGCGGCATCATCGGCGGTGCCGGCTGCGTCGTAGCCTCGACCTGTGCGTGGTGCGCCAGCAACTGCGGCAACGGCGTCTGCGTCATATCTTCCATGAGCTGGCGGATGATGATCTGCAGCGTCGCCGGATCCACCGCGCCGATGGCTTTCAGTCGTTCAGTTTCAGCGCGGTAGTCCGCAATCTTCTGATCTTCGGTCTTGTCGTTCAGCTTGCGCTCAAGCTCATCGCGCTCGGCCTGCAGCTTGGCAACGTGCGCCTGGATCTGCTGCGATTCCTGCTGGATCTGGTTCAACTGCTCAGCGTGCTGCTGCTGGAGCTGCTGGACCTCGGGCGGCGGGCCGTCCTGTCCAAGCAACTGCGGCGGCACTGCGCGGCGCAAACGCTCTGCGATGACGTCAGCACCCGGGAAGTCAGCCGCACGGAACAGCAGGTCGCCCGCCTTGCTCATCAGGTCCTGGTTCTGCGTCATCATGCCGGACAGGGCTGCAAATTCGTCCTGGCGGCGCGTGGCGTAGGACGGGCCAATATCAGCCTCGACCTCGTAGCGGCCAACGTTCGGATTGAAGATCGCTGCGATGGCTGCGGGGTCGTAGGCTGGATCCTCTTGATCCTGCACCTGCGTGTGAGCCTCAGGCGCATCCGGAGACAGCTTGACCGACTGCTGGGTGCCATCAATGGACAGGATCTGGATGACGCGCTCGGTGTCGTAGATCTTTGGGATCAGGTCGATCAGGATGCGGCCAGTGAAACGGATCGCCTGGCCGAGCCTGTCTATATAATGATACGTTGCGTTATCACCCTTGCGCTGACGCTGCTGGATGGCGACGCCGCTCGTCTCGTTGCTTGGGGCGCCGAGATTGGCCTCATGCTGGCCCGTGACCTTCATCATCTGCTGATCAGCGATCTGCATATGCTGCACGTAGGCTTGGGCGGACTGCGGCGGGTCGATGCGGGTCGGCCGCTGAATCTCGCGACCGTCGTCGTCGTACTGATTGTAGGGCAGGAAGGCCAAAGTCTGCGTGTTAGAGGCTTCGTAGAGGTCTTCGAAGCCCTCGAACGCTGCTGCAGGCCCCGTCCAAGGTGTCTTGGTCTGACCGGCCAGGAACTCGGCCGACGCCGACGCGGTGAAGTTGTAATACTGCTGGGCTGAGCGCTGTGCCCGGGTGTGGCCCTTCAGGTCGAGCTCGCCATCAATGACCGTGCGCTCGCCGATAACCGCCACGAGCGGGATGTAGGCGCCCGGCCAGATCTTCTTGTCGATGACCTTAGTGCCGAGGATCTTGAAGACCTCGATCTCTGGCTTCGTCACTTTGCGGCGTGGGGCCTTAGTCGCCTTCAGGTAGGCCAGTTCTTCCGGCCCAACGTCCTTCTCGCGTGCGACCGTGCCGTCGATCTTGACCGTCAGCCACTCGGTGCGCTGGACCTTGCGGAAGAACTCGGCTTCCCGAACCAAGTCTTCGCTGAGCCAGCCATGATCCGCGCTGAGTGTGCTGGTTGACAGTTCATCGGCTAGATCAGGATGAGCCTTTTCGTAGTCTTTTCGATTCCAATCACGGAACACAAACCCGAACTCGGCGTCGCTGCCGTCATTCTCTTGGATGCCTGGGTCCATATAGACGCTGTTCGGGTCAGGAATGCGCCCGATATAGATTTCCTGCTCGAAGGCGCTCGTGCTGGCGGCATCCGTGGTGTAGCGCGTCAACACCCGCCAGTAACCGCGGCCGACCTTTACCTGCCAGTCCACTGAGGTGTCGTAGGCAGCCTGAGCGTTCGAGATATACTCGATGTGCCGAACCAAGCCCTCATAGACCTGAGCGGCCTTGTAGGTCGCCCCGTCGCCGACAGCACGGATCTCGATGCCAGGCTTGTTCTGCCGGGCGTCGTTGATGATCTGGAAGTTCTTCTGCCGGACTTGGTTGAACGTCAGGCACGGCTTACCCTGGATCTCGCGGCCGGACGCAATCTGCTGGTCCCACTGGTAGCCGTTGATCGAATCGCCCTCAGCGAACCGCAGATCGTCAGCCATCCGCATCCGAGCGTTGGCTTCGAAGTCCTGGCAGCGCTTGAACTTGTCCTGCGCGTCGAGGAAGATCTCGTCGTCGGGATCAGCTGGGGCGTTGTATTCGTCCACAAGGCCCCCTTTCATGCTCAGCCCATCCAGGCCCCTTGGCCCGTCATCGGCAGGCGTAGTTTCGGCTTCACGGCCTTCAAGGCAGGCTTCTCGCGCAGGGCGATCGCCATGTAGCGAAAGGCGTCCGCACCGTGCGACGCGTCGTCATGTAGCGGCTGCCGGCTGAACTGCCCGGTCGCCTGGTCCACGTCGTAGCGATAGCGGCGCAAGCACTGCAGCCCATCCACACACCGGTCCGCATCGAACCAGATATTGGCGAACACCGTGCGCGCCGCGTTGATCCCGTCCGGCACGCTGAGCGACGGCACGATCTGCACCGTCCTGCCCGCCGCCCGCATCAGTTCCTCGATGCTGCGTCCGGTGCCGAGCTGCTTGGCCCTGGCATCGTGCGGCAACCAACAGGTCCCGAGCACGTAGCCCCGGTCCTGCAGCATCTTCAGGTAGTGGTCGAGCGGCTGCTGGCTGTTCTGGTAGTAGTCGATGACGCGGGTCTCGAACCCCACCGTCTGGCCGAACCAGATCGACGTATTGTCCGCCCAGCCGAGGTCCCAGAAGGTGTGCACGGGCTTGGTCGGGTCGTAAGGCACCCGGGTAA